TCAAAGTATGATCATCTGTTGCTGGCTGCGGCGCGCAGAAAACACGCCGCTGGACTTGATCGGCAACCAGCGCAGCAGCTCCGGTGCCAGCTGGTAGCCGGCGATCACGCTCACCGGGAAATAGATCAATCGCGCCAGCAGCGGTTGCTTGGCGGCGGACACGACGAACAGCGCGCCGCCGGCGAAGGCGCCGATCAGCGCGTCACCGTCGATGCCAGGCAGCACGGAGGCAAGGCCCACACCGGTGGCGATCAAAAAGCCGCTCGATACGGAGGTGGGTTCGGTCATCAGGTCAGTCCCATAGCTGCACAAGCGGCGTCATCGCCGCTGTGGTGGTGGTTACCTCGGGCAACTCCACTGGCGTGCCATGCGGGAGCACGGCGCCCAGTTCGGCCAGGCCGGGATTGAGGAGGTAGGTGCGCTCGACCAGGCCGGCCGTGCTGCCCAGGTGGCGCCAGCACAGCAGGTCGACGGTGTCGCCTTGCATGGCGTGCACGCGCATCAGATGAGCTCTACCGTGCTGCGCGGCAGGTTCTGCAGATCGCGCACGGCCCAGCGCTGGTCGCGGCGTAGCTCGGTGATGCTCGGTGACAAGTCGTCGGCGCGCTGGTTGGCACTGTCGGTGGCATCGAAGCTGCGGTAGCGCTCTGCTACCTCGACGGCGGTGGCACACGCAACGGCGCGCAGGTACAGCTGCACGCGGCGCGAGATGCCATCGACCGCGGTGCTGGGCACATCAGCCAGTGCAGCGTAGCCGGCGGCCTGCTGCGTCTGCGCCCAGGCATCGAGCTCATCGTTGACCGCCAGCATGGCGGCAATAATGGCGTGGCGCAGACGGGCATCGGTGACGGTGCCATCCAGGCGCATGCTCGCCCGCACAGTGGCCGGTGCGATCGCCGGCCAGAACGGCGCATTGGCGATCGCATCAGGCGTGGCGCTCGTGGTGCCGGTGGCGGTGAATCCGCTCATGCATGGCTCGGAATGCGCCTGGTCGTGCTGATCATGAAGCCGGAAAAATCCGGCGGCGACTTCAAGGAAATTGATCTGCTGCATCGGCAGCTGGAGCGCCAGGCGCGCATCCAGCGCTACCAAGGCGGCGGCAACGAGGCCGACCTGAATCCGGCTGTGGCGAACCGCAATGCCGCGCCGAAGAAGAAGCCCAAGCGCAACGACTTCACCGAGGAGCAGATCGAGCAGCTGACCACGGCATTCGTCGACGGCTGCTTCGACTATCAGCGCGATTGGTACCGGGCCGGCAACGAGCGTACCCGTATCATCCTCAAGTCGCGCCAGATCGGTGCCACGTACTACTTCGCCCGCGAGGCGCTGATCGACGCGCTCACCACCGGGCGCAACCAGATCTTCCTCAGCGCGTCCAAGTCGCAGGCGCACCTGTTCCGTAGCTACATGCAGCAGTTCGTGCGCGAGACGATCGACGAAACGCTGTCCGGCGGCGACACCATCGTGTTTCCCAACGGCGCCGAGCTGTTCTTCTTGGGCACCAATGCACGCACCGCGCAGGGCTACCACGGCAATTTCTACTTCGACGAGTTCTTCTGGACCTATGGGTTCAACGAATTGAACAAGGTCGCCAGCGGCATGGCGATGCATATGAAGTGGCGCAAGACCTACTTCAGCACGCCATCGAGCATGGCCCGCCGTTGCGCGGCCAGCCGTCTATCGACGGTTGCTGATGGACGCCCAGTAACTGGACACCGACATGCCCGGTCTCAAGCTCCACGTCACCACCGCTGGCCGCGCCGCGCTGGTCAATGCACCCAACACCGGGACCAATCCGGTGCTGATCAGCCATGTTGGCATCGCGAACGCGCCGTTTAGCGTCTCTGCCGCGTTGACCGCGCTGCCAGGTGAGATCAAGCGGGTAGCAGCAGTGGGCGGGACCATTACCGCCGACGACACCATCCACGTGTCCATCCGCGATGAGTCTGATGCCGTCTATGACTGCTACGGGTTCGGCCTGTACCTATCCAACGGCACACTGTTCGCCGTCTACAGCCAGCCGACGCTTCTACTGGGCAAGGCGGCCGCAGCCATGATGCTGCTCGCGCTCGATGCGGTGTTTGCCGATATTGATGTGCAGCAGATCACCTTCGGCGCTACCAACTTCACTGATCCGGCCGCCACGACTGAAGTGGCCGGGATCGTCGAGCTAGCGACCGAAGAAGAAGCTGCTGAGGGTACCGACAAAATCCGCGTTATCACCACGTGGCTGTTGAAGAAGATCTTGGACGCTCGCCTGGGTGTAGGCGCACCGTCGGCGTTCGTTCGCGGCCTGCTGGGCGTGACAAGCGCTGCGCTACTGCGCACCGCACTCGAACTGAAGGGAGCCGCCCTCAAGGACGAAGGTGCCGGTAACAATCTGGATGCCGACAAGCTCGACGGTCAGCACGGCACCTACTACCGGGCCTGGGAAAATCTGACTGGTGTTCCTGCCACCGCAAGTGCGTGGCCATCGTGGGATCAAGTTGCCAACAAGCCAGTCGGTGTTGACCTTCACAGTGAGCTTGGCGACAAAGGTGGTTGGCGCAGTAGGCGCTGCCTTCGTTGCAAAGTGGGCAATGAACGGGTTTACGGGCGAAGGCATCAGCAGCATGGCGCTGCAGCAGGGAGGATTAGGACTGGTGTTAACGACATTGATCATCACCGCACCGCCGATGGCCGCTGCCTTCTTCCAGGGCACGCTGGGCCAGTTCACGGCGTATTCTGCCCTGGGGCAGCTGGATCGAGGCGGTCAGTCAGCTCCGGCTGCTGGGCGGCCTTATGAGCCGGGGGCGCCGGCTAGAGAAACGCAGGATACTTCTCCTCAAAGGGCACGTGGAATAAATACCGTTAATTCTTCTGACGTTTCATCCCAAGAGCCTAGTTCAGGTAATCGTGGGCTTGCACAAAAGTAACTTGTCGCCTTTTCAGCTGATGTGGTGAAAAATGATTATTATCCGCTTGGCTTCAATTATTCTTCTTGTAAGTTGGACTGCCCCTGCTTTCGCTCAAACGGCTTGTCCGGCAGGTGTGGCCCCTGGGAGCCCGCAATGTGGGCCTGACTCTGGTACTTCAAGAGATGATATTCCCACGCCTCCGCCGAGGCCAACGGGTGAGTGGATTAAGACCTGGGGGGCAATCGCTGGCTCCGATTCCACCGGTGAGGCTGGAACTGCGGCAGGGGAGTTGTCGGAAGATAAGGCGAAGGATATTGCTATTCGTCGATGTTCTGTAAACGGAGCAAGCGATTGCAAGATAAACTTGGTTTATCGTAATCAGTGTGCAGCTTTGGTTTCTACGCAGTCGGATAGTTTTTATCAGGGATCTGCGACCAAGGAGCGCGCTATTGATTTAGCGATCGGAAACTGTAAAAAAAGCAGATCTGGTGAATGCAAGGTGCTGTATTCGGGCTGTTCTGATCCAATATTCAAGAAATATTGATTTGAGTTAGAAGGATTTTCCATGTTGACGCGCGAATTAGCAAGGGCCGTAGCCGGGGTGATTTATTTGATTTGCGTCGTCTCGATCACAGCTTGCAGTCCTAGTAATGCTCCATCCGCAGAGGCTGACGGAGAAAAATCACCTGCTAAAAATCAAGCTAGCAAAAAACCTGAATACGAGTTGCAAAAGGATTTGAAAATGCCATCTACTGCTAATGCAAAACTCAACGAGCAGGGCGAGATAAGCGCAGATATCGGTGGAATTGCCGTTTCAGTTCATGCGCAGAGCTGCACCGAAGATAGCCCGGGGATCATGCTATGTAACCGTTCGCCGGTCGTGGAGGTGACATTCCCCGGAGCCAAGCCGATTGCACTGGAGCCTGAGGCTTTGTACGTGGATAGTAATTCCACGTTCTATCATGGTCCGCTAGACGACACTTACAAGAAGAACCGCCACTCAATCATTTTGACCGATATCAATGGCGATGGGCACGAAGATGTAGTGGTGTGGTCTGGAAAAGAGGGTAATTATGGTGGTCCCTCTTACAGTGTCTATCTTTTCGATGCTGCGCAGAAAACCCTTGTTTTCAATCAGTCGTTATCCGATATTACGGTAATGGCCAACGGTCTATTCTCCGTGAAAGGAAATATGCTGACGTCTACTTCTGGTGATGGATGTTGTATCCACGTCTTCGATACCTACGAGCTTAAGAATAACGAGGCAGTGCTGATAGAGCGGTTAACCGAAGACACGAATGATCCGGCTAATCCGAAGAAAAAGATCGAGCGGCTTCAAGACGGTGAAATGAAGGAGGTGTCCAACTAGAAGTGAGTGGTAATTGGTAGTGAGTACATGCAACGCATCTTCGGGTCTGCAATGCCGGTAGATGCAACAACAAATTCTAATGATATGCACGTACGGAGAATACTATGAGCGATGGACGTGGTCGGAGCACTGAAGGCTTTGGTGTGGATCGGGAGTCTTCTGTTAGGTTGATCGTCAAAACCGCTCTTGAGAACGGTGTGACAGATCCAAAGCAAATATCGTACATGTTGGCGACGGCTCAACATGAGACGCGTAATTTTCAGGCGCCTGAAGAAGATTTCGGACGCAGCCAAGCGCGCAAGCTTGGATATAGCGGCGGCGAGGAGTTCTATGGGCGTGGTTACGTGCATCTTACCCACGACTACAACTATGCGAAGTTCGATAAGTTGCTAGGCCTTAACGGTGAAATGGTCCGCAACCCGGACATGGCCAAGCAACCGGAAATCGCTGCAAAAGTTCTAGTTGTAGGTATGCGTGACGGCTTGTTTACAGGCAAGCCTCTTGATCGCTACATCGATCATGATAGCCACGACGTCTACAACGCGCGACGCGTTGTCAACGGAGTTACTCCTAGCAAACCCTGGAGCGTGAAGGCAGCCAAGGAATGCGAGGAATATGCGGGCAATTGGGAACGTCGCGTTCCCGATTTGATAGAAAGCGTCAAGCGCGATGGTGTCGATCTCAAGCACAGCGTGACGTCTGGTTCGACATCCCATCAAGTTTCGAAGTCCAATGATGGCAAGCTCGAACAAGGCGAGCGCGGCGAGCAGGTGAAGCAACTCCAAGGCCAGCTTGCTCAGCTTGGCGCCGTTGGTCGCGATGGCAAGCCGTTGCGCGCGGATGGCGATTTCGGCGGCAACACCAAATATGCGGTCGAGCAATTCCAGCGCGAGCACGGTTGCAGATAGATGGCGTCGCAGGTCAGCAGACCCAGGCCGCTTTGGCCAAGGTGTTGGCCCAGGCGACACCCAAGCAACCTGAGCACACGGCCGCGCCTGCTGCGCCGGCACAGGCAGCCTCCAGCCCCTTGTTGTCTGATCCGCGCCATCCCGACAACGCGATGTACAACGGCGCAGTGAGCAAGCTCGAGGCGCTGGGTGAACGTGGCGGCTTTGCCAACCGCAAGGAACTCGAGCAGGCAGCCGGCCAAATCGTGTTCGAGTCCAAGGTCAGTGGTTTGCAACGCATCGATCATGTGGTACCCAACAAGAGCGGCGACGGCTTTTTCGCAGTGCAGGGCGAGCTGACCGACCCGGCAATGCAGCGGGTTTTTGTGGATCGCAATCAAGCGCAGAATCAGCCGTTGGAAAACAGCAGCCGGCAAGCGGCCGAGGAAAGCCAGCGTCAGGCAATCCAGGTGCAGACCCAGGAAAGTGCTTCGCGCTCAATGTCCATGTAAGTCGGGCGTGTTGGTCGTTGCACTTCAGCGAGCTGGTACATCGCCAAGGCGGTCAGGAAGTCCGCCTTGGCTCTACTTGCAACGACCTGCGCGATGAGATTGCGATCTTGCAGTGGGAGTTGTTACAACGCACCACGGCCTGGGTAGGTATGGTGTCATTGATGGTGCTGACGCTTTGGATTTTTCTCCAGGGCTACAGCATCGTGACCGGCCAGTCGCGCGAGGCGGCCATGGGCCTGGTGGTGACGGCGCTGCGCGCGGCGCTGATCATCGGGGTGGCGACCAGCATGGCGCAAGGTTCGGCCCGCTTGTACTGGACGCTGACCGATGGAGTCAGCCAGGCAATCACCAAGACAGTCACGGGCAGCTCAAAGAGCCCGTATGAAGCGATCGACAAGAACTTGATGTTGATGCAAGTGGCCATGTCGGCTCTGGATCAGATCAAGACCGGCGGTGACGAGGAAAGCAAGGACGAAAAAGACCGGGCTCGGTGGTTCACCGGCCTGGGCATGGCCGGTCCGGGCGTCGTTGCAGGCTCGATGCTGCTTCTCAACAAGCTGGCCATGGCGCTGGTGGTGGGCAACGTCTTGGGATTGAACGGTCCGCCTAGCCACTCGACGAGTTCGCGTCGGCGGGCGTTGCGGTGGCCAGCGAGTACCCTGAGCATGTCCCCATAACCCCACGGCCCGCCACAATCTTCCGGTGGGCAGGCATATTTGCCGGCAATCACGCGCGGGTAGGTTCCCTTCGGCCTTGCCATTGTCTTCTCGACTGTCACCCGGTGCTGCCAGTTGTCGCCAAAGTCGTAGGTGTAGGTCAGCGCGTCACCGACGCGGCATACATCGCACAGCCGCAACTCGCTACTGATCTGGTCACCGTAGCCGCGCCCGTCCTGGTATGAGAACAGGTGCATCAGTTCCCAGCCCATCACGCCCTGGATGAAGTAGTGCAATTGCGAGAGTTTCACATCTGCGTAGGTGTCGAAGCGACGCCACACGGGTGGCGCGACATCCAGCAATTCGACCCTAAGACGCCACACGGAGGCCGGATTCTCAATCGTCATGTTTGATGATTGCAATAGCGGCTCGCAAGCCGCCGTTTATTGTGGAGACTTCACGTGCTATTGCGAAGAGGCGGTCACGGTAGCCAATAAAAAGGCCGTTGGCCGGCGTCATGAAGGCTAACGCTTCGGCTTCCTGGGCCATGTCGGCAAGTACATCGCCGAATTCCTGAAAGTCCTCGCAGAAGAAATCGGCCCGTCTCATGGTTCTCCTCCATCGCTTACGTAATCGCGCAGCACAGCCGCTACCTTCTCTATCGTCGCGCCAGAAAGCAGCAGCGCAGTGTTACCCACTTCGGAGAGGGGCCAGTCAGGATGGGAGTCGATGATGACGCCGATCAACACCTGTAGGCGTTCGTGCTCATTTGCCGGCGACCTGCTTCCAAGAAGAACGTGCCGGTCGCCGCCTCTACGCCGCGCTGATCGATTGGAATGACCTGATTTACGTTTCATCGGCAATTCCAGTACCAAGGCT